CCGCAACGCTTGTTTCGCGCACCAGTTTGACTGCACCAACTACAGATACGCTCAAAGCGGCTTTGTATCTAACAACTGCTACTGTTAATGCGGCTACCACTGCATACTCAGCAAGCAATGAGGTGTCTGGTACAGGCTATGTTGCGGGGGGTGTGACGGTAACTAATGCAACAGCGCCTAATTCAACAAATACAACGGCAACGGCAGGTGTGGCGTTTTTTACTCCGTCAGCTTCAATTACATACACCACAGTGACTTTAGCTACAGCGTTTGACGCTGTGCTAATTTACAACTCTACGCAATCAAACAAGGCAATTAGCGTTCACACCTTTGGCTCACAGACTGTGACCGCTGGTACGTTTACGCTGACAATGCCTAGTAATACCACTTCTACTGCTCTGATCCGCTTGGCAACAACTTGATAGACAGGGCATGTCTTCTCTTGGTTGGGGTGATCATGGGTGGGGAGACAACGGATGGGGCGGCACACTTGAGGCTTCAGGTGTAGCGGCTGCTGGCTCCGTTGGCTCTGTTTCGTCTGATCGTAGCGTTGCCCTTACTGGAGTTGAGGCGGCTGGTCTTGTTGGAATTATTTCTAAGCTTGGAGCGCCAGATATTATTGGTGTTGGTGGAGCAGGGCAGGTAGGGTCGGTAAGTGCGGGGCCACAAGTTGCATTGACAGGGGTGTCTGCAACAGGTGCTGTAGGTAATACAGACTTCTCGTATGTTGCTTTTTTAGCCGGTGTACAGGCTTTGGGCAACACAGGCAATATGCTTGCTGCGCCAATTGGCACAAGCGTAAGCGCTGGAGGCCAGGTAGGAGCAGTAGGCTCTGTTTTTGCAATAGCTCTTAGCGGTGTTGCAGCATCGGGTGCAGTTGGGACTGTTACAGAAACTAATAGCCCGACAGAAGACAGCGTGTTGGCAACGGGTAGCGTAGGCACTGTTGGTTCAAGCAGAACAGTGGCATTAAGCGGTGTATCTGCTCAGGGGCAGGCGGGAACGGCAAACTATTTTTATTGGTCAGTGATTGATGACAACGGTACTCCAAACTGGCAAAATGTGGCAATGACTGTGTAAAGGATGATGATATGGCAGTAACAAATTTTACCCCTCTCCTTGGTCTGGCATTGCCAACCACAGGGGATTTGTCCGGTACATGGGGAACCACGGTCAACGATGCAATCACCGACCTGCTTGATGATGCCGTTGCGGGTACGGTCACCCTTACAACGGACGCAAACACAACGCTGACTACGACCAACGGCGCGGACAATCAGGCGCGTAATGCAATCATCCTGTGCACGGGTGCACGGACGGCGATCAGAACAATTACGGCTCCGGCTCAGTCTAAGCTGTACGTCATCATTAACGCAACCAGTGGTGGTTTTGGTGTCAAGATTGTTGGCGCAGGCCCAACCACAGGTATTACGGTGCTTGCGGGTACGCAGGTCATGGTTGCTTGGAACGGATCAGATTTTGTTGTTTCTTCGGGAGACGTTGTAGGCCCAGTGTCAAGCACTGACAATGCTATTACTCGATTTGACTCAACAACGGGCAAGTTGATCCAAAACAGTTTAGTGACTGTGGCTGACGATGGTGCGATTACAGCACCACAAGTAGGATCGGTCATCCCTTTCTACTACGCCAACCAAGCGGCGTTTCCCTCTGCTGCTACTTATCACGGTGCGTTGGCGCACAGTCATGCCGACGGGGCAATGTTCTTTGCTCACGGAAGCGTGTGGAATAGGCTTCTTGATGATGTGACGGATGTCACAGTTGCGCAGGGCGGTACGGGTCTTTCAACCCTGACGGCCAACAACGTCATCTTGGGCAACGGTACATCTTCTCCTTTGTTTGTAGCGCCAAGCACTTCAGGCAACGTCCTAACAAGTAACGGCACCACGTGGCAATCAACCGCACCTGCGGCTTCTGGCGCTACCAAGGGTCAGGCAATCGCTTTCTCATTAATCTTCGGTCTGTAAGGAGTCATCATGGCTGCACCCAACATTGTCAACGTCACCAGCATCATTGGCAACACATCTACAAATTTAATCTCATCCACAGCCGACCCGTTTGCGACGGCAATAGTAAGCAATGCAGCCTCTAGCGGCAAGGTCTTTAAGATCAACTCAATTGTTGTAGCCAATGTAGACGGAACTTCTGCGGCTGACATTACGATCAAAATATTCTCTGCGGCAGCGTTGGGCGGTACAGGTACTCAGATTGCTTCTACCATTTCTGTGCCTGCTGATGCCTCTTTGATCGTGACTGATAAAACCACATCGTTCTACCTGCTGGAAGACAGGTCTATCGGGGCAACGGCTGGTGTGGCAAACGATCTTGTGGTAACTTGTAGCTGGGAAGAAATTACATAATAGGAGGTAGCCCATGTCGATGCGATATAAAGGCGGGGTTATCTCTGCCACCGCACCAACAACCTCGTCTAGCGCGGCTACGGGGGTTTGGACGCTTACCCAGCAGATGCAAGCTATAGCGGCTGGCAATTGGACGGGACTTCCTATTTCTGTTAGTTACCTTGTGGTTGCAGGCGGCGGTTCTGGTGGTGGAAACCTTTCCGCAGGTTACCCACAGGTGGGAAGCGGTGGTGGTGGTGCTGGTGGCATGAAAACTGGTTCGTCTTTTACTTTGAGTGGCTCATTTACTGTAACAGTCGCTGCTGGCGGCACGGGGTCATCTAGTATTCAAGGAACAAGCGGCTCTAATTCAGTACTAAGTTCTGTTACATCTACGGGTGGTGGTGCTGGCGGCGCTCAACCATCGGCAGGAACAACTTATGTCACTGGTTTATCTGGCGGTTCTGGCGGTGGTGGTAGTTCCACTAACACACTAGACCCAGGCCCCGGTGGTTCTGCTACCCCTTCAGGCCAAGGAAATGCTGGTGGTGATGGAGTATATACAGCCAGTGCCTATGGTGGCGGTGGTGGTGGTGGTGCTGGCGCGGTAGGCGCAAATGGAACTTCTAGCGCTGGCGGTAATGGAGGTGCAGGGTCTGCATCGAGCATTAGCGGTTCATCTGTCACTTATGCGGGTGGTGGTGGTGCTGGTACATACACATCTGGAACATTGGGAACAGGTGGTTCTGGTGGCGGCGGTGCTGGTGCAAGAGGTGGAACATCAAATAACGGAACTGCAAATCTTGGCGGTGGGGGCGGTGGTAACGGCGGTGCTGCGGGGTTAATTGCTGGCGGCAACGGTGGTTCTGGTGTTGTAATTATTTCCTATCCCTCAACAAGCCCTGATTTAGCATTTATTGACGCTGGATTAACCTACGCCAGAACAACCTCTGGCGGGAACACTATTTACACATTTACTGCTGGTACAGGCACGGTCACGGTCTAATATCATGGCACATTACGCATTCTTAGATTTAAACAACATTGTTACTGAAGTCATCGTTGGAAAGCACGAGGGCGATGACGGTATTGATTGGGAACAACACTACGGTGCGTTTCGTGGTCAAACTTGCAAACGCACAAGTTACAACACTATGGGCGGTGTTCATACAAATGGCGGTACTCCGTATCGCAAGAACTACGCTGGTATTGGTTACACATACGATGCAACCCGCGATGCTTTTATTCCCCAACAGCCCTACGCTTCTTGGCTGCTGGACGAAACTACTTGTTTGTGGAACGCCCCAATACCTATGCCAACAGATGACAAAAAGTACCGCTGGGACGAACCAACTCTTGCTTGGATTGAGGTGACTAATGTCTAAACGCTACCCCGGTGGGATTATCACCAAGTCCCCAGCAACTCCTACGGGGCCGTTTGAAACTGGCACTGCGCCCGGTATCTGGACGCTTGAGCAACAGATGCAGTTTAAACAGCAAGGCGTCTGGCCTTTGGCGGGTAATGTTCCTAACTTCATTGAGGATGTGTTTTCTTGCTTTCTTTATACGGGAACAAGCGCTACACAGACCATTACCAATGGCATTGACTTATCCACTAAAGGTGGTTTGGTTTGGATAAAAAGCCGTTCAAATGCCGCTGGTCATAGACTTGTTGATACAGTTCGTGGCGCTACCAAAGCTCTTGCATCTAGTTCTACGGATGCGCAATTTACGGAAGCTACAGGTTTAACTGCATTTAATTCCGCTGGTTTTACATTAGGTGATAACAGCGATTACAACAGCATAGGTGAAAATTACGTCTCATGGACATTCCGCGAACAGCCTAAGTTTTTTGATGTTGTGACTTATACGGGTACGGGTTCTAATACAACTATCGCCCACAGCCTTGGCTCAGTTCCCGGAAGTATTATTGTCAAGCGCACAGACACAACAGCAGATTGGGCGGTTTACCACCGCAGCCTTGCCAATACGCAATACCTTGTTCTCAACACTACAGCCGCAGCAGCCACAGGCGCAACATGGTGGAACTCAACAACACCAACATCCTCAGTCTTCAGCGTAGGCACTGACGCCTCAGTTAACGCATCCGGCGGCACATACGTAGCCTACGTATTCGCCCATGACGCTGGTGGGTTTGGCCTGACGGGTACGGACAATGCAATTAGCTGTGGATCAATTGCTGTTGACGCTAGTGGAAATGGAAGTGCTAACCTTGGGTATGAACCTCAATGGGTTTTAGCAAAAGATACCAACAATACGCAAAACTGGTTAATATTTGACACTATGCGTGTGTTTCCCGCCGCAGTTTCAAGCGGCCCTAATGCAGTAAGATTAAGCCCTAATACCGCAAACGCAGAGTCAGCATTTGGTCAAGTTGGCCCAACAGCTACAGGTTGGGGTACTAGTATTGGTCAATTAAACGCATCATCAACCTACATCTACATAGCCATCCGCCGTGGCCCGATGAAAGTGCCTACGTTGGGGACTAGTGTGTTTAGCACATCAATATCATCAGCCGATACGGGCGTCATTACTTCTGGTTTTGTAACTGACATGGCGTTTACGTTGGATAGAACGTCAAGTGGTGTTACGCCTTTTGATAGAGCGGCGGTAGATAGATTGCGGAATAGTTTTAGAAATCTATCAACAGCAACAACTGCCGCAGAGGTAAACAATACAAGCACAGTTTCATTCCAACAAAATAATGGAATATATTTAAACGGTGGCACTGTATACTTAAATGGCTATGTGTATGAGCAATTTGGACGCGCCCCCGGCTATTTTGATGTGGTTTGCTATACGGGGACGGGAAGTGCTACTACATTTAGCCACAACTTAGCGGTAGTGCCTGAAATGATGATCGTAAAATCAAGAAGTACTACTGGAAATTGGCAAGTTTTTCACAAAGACTTAAATGCTTTAGGTACTGAGCCTGCCGATGACTCTCGGATCAGATTAAATTCAGATGCTGCGGCAACGGCAAATAATGTAATTTGGAACTCAACACTTCCGACTTCCGCAGTATTTAGTGTAGGAGCCTCATCAGATTCAAATGGAAGCGGCGTTACTTTTGTGAATTACCTATTTGCAACCTGTGCTGGTGTATCAAAAGTAGGTTCATACACAGGTACAGGCACTACACAAACCATAAACTGCGGCTTTACAGCAGGTAGCCGCTTTGTCCTCATCAAACGCGCAGACGATGTTGGAGACTGGTATGTCTGGGACTCTGCCCGTGGAATTATTGCTGGCAACGACCCTTACCTTTTGCTCAACACCACAGCCGCCGAGGTTACAGGCACAGACTACATTGATACCGCAAACTCGGGTTTTGAAATCAGCAGTACAGCCCCCGCTGCAATCAACGCAAATGCTGGCACATTTATCTTTCTTGCAATCGCATAAGGACACATCATGCAAATCAGAATCCGACAATCCGGTGCAGTTGTATTTGACAACGAGTTTCGCACCTACGCCCAAACTCAAGGAGCCGTTTTTGGCACACCCTTGACCGAGGAATTTATTAACCAGTACGGTGGTGACATCGTGTTTGAAGGCCCACAAGCCTCTGGCGGCACGGTCTATCAGTACAGCCAACTGGATGGCGTTCAAGAGCTTGCGGGCAAGTGGTACACCAAGTACATCCTCGGCCCAGTGTTCACAGACACCGCTGCAACAGACTTACAGCCTGCCAAGACTGCCGCTGAGAACGAAGCTGCATACAAGGCCATGAAAGACACAGAACAAGCCAAGTCAGTACGCACAACCCGTACACAAAAACTGGCTGACTCTGACTGGACGCAGATTGCCGACAGCACTGCTGACAAGGCTGCATGGGCTACATACCGTACTGCTCTGCGCAACGTCCCTGCACAGGCTGGCTTTCCTTGGACAGTGACTTGGCCTGACGCTCCTTAATCATGTATGCGCTGGCTGTTGGTGTTCTTTTTGGTGTTTCTACCGGGAGCAGCCAGCCAAGATAAAAAGACCGAATACCGCTGTGTGCGGTGGACGTGGACGGGGGATGTTTACAACCGAAAGGTTGTTTGCCTTGAGTGGAAAAAGGTTGAAGGAAAATGATAGACCCCTTAACGGCCCTTGCTGGAATACAAGCCGCTGTTGCCTTAATCAAAAAGGTCAGCAAGACCGTTGACGACGTTGCCTCCCTCGGCCCCGTGTTGGGCAAGTACTTTGATGCAAAGTCCACGGCAACTAAGGCGGTTTCTCAGGCTAAGAAGTCCAAGTCATCAATGGGGACTGCCATCCAAATTGAGATGGCGCTTGACCAAGCAAAGCGGTTTGAGGCCGAGTTGCAGTTGCTGTTCATGCAGGCTGGCAAGATAGATGTTTGGAACAAGATCAAGGCCAGAGCGGAAGAGCTAGACGTTGAAGCTGCCCACGATGCGCGGCGCGAACGAGAAGCTGCGGCAAAGCACAAGAAGGAAGTTGAAGAAGCTCTTGAGATTGTGTTGCTGGCCTTAGTCTTCTTTGCTTTGATAGGGTTTGTTGTCTATCTGTCTTTTACGATTCTTGAACAATGCGCTGGCAAATGTGACTTTCAAAGGAGATAAACAATGGACTGGCTAAAACAAATTGCACCGACAATTGCTACAGCACTAGGTGGCCCACTTGCGGGGATGGCCGTCTCTGCTATCTCCAAAGCAATCGGTGTTGACCCTGAGAAGGTTGGCGACCTGATCTCCAGCAACAAGCTGACAGCAGACCAGATTGCTCAAGTCAAGATTGCCGAGATTGAACTTCAAAAGCAAGCGCAAGAGCTTGGCCTAAACTTTGAGAAGCTAGAGGTTGAGGACAGGAAATCAGCACGGGATATGCAGTCCAAGACCCGCAGCCTGATGCCGCCGATACTTGCTGGTACGGTAACGATAGGCTTTTTCGGCATTATGGTGATGATGTTTATTGGCAAAGTCGATAGCAGCAACCCCGCCATTTTGATGATGTTGGGAAGCCTTGGCACTGCTTGGACGGGAATAATCGCATATTATTTTGGCTCATCCGCTGGCTCTCAGGCCAAGACAGATTTACTAAGTAAAAAATGACCGAGCACTTCACGCTTGCGGAACTGACCGCCACCAGCCACAGGCAGTTTGACAACACGCCAAACGAAGCCGAGACCGCCAACCTCCAACGACTTGCTGAGTTCTTGGAGCAGGTAAAGACGGCGCTTGATGGCAAGCCGATCATGATTAACTCTGGGTTTAGGTCAAAGCAGGTTAACGACAGCGTAGGCTCCAAAGACACGAGCCAGCACCGTATTGGTTGTGCAGCAGACGTCCGCGTTCCCGGAATGACTCCTGATGCTGTGGTACGTGCAGTGATTGCTGCGGGTTTACCTTTCGACCAGATCATCCGTGAGTTTGATGCTTGGACGCACATCAGCGTGACGAACACTCCAGCCGGAACCCCCCGTAGGCAAGCGCTTATCATTGACAAAACGGGGGTTAGAGCGTATGCTTAATGCGTACCCAAATGCGCCCTACTGGATTAAGCTATGAGTGTCTTACGCTTGGCCTTCAAGGGTCTTCCAAATGTATACGTACATGGTGTTGTCTCCGTTTAAGGTAGGTCATTATGCCATTACAGAAGGTGCTTTTCAAGCCGGGGGTAAATAAAGAAAATACCCGCTACACCACCGAAGGCGGTTGGTATGAGGCCGACAAGGTGCGGTTTCGCCAAGGCAATCCAGAAGTTATTGGTGGTTGGAGTCGTCTTTCTTCTAGTACATTTTTAGGCATTTGTAGATCTTTGTGGAATTGGGTCTTGCTTGATGGCAGAAACGTCATTGGTGTTGGCACAA